GATTAACTTCTTTTGAATTAGACTTAGCATACGCTTCTGTATAAGTTTCTCCGTTTTTTGCATACTCATCCATAAGGATAGCATCTGCTCCTATTATGTCAAAATCTATTCCAGCATTTTTTGCTAGTTCTAATTGAGTTGACTTACCGCTAAGTGGTGGTCCAATTAGAACTATTACGAAAGGTGTTTTTGCAGTTTTCACTACATCTATTAATCTAGTTTTCATATTTTTATTTATTTATTCATCTTCAAGTTCAAATTCTTCTTCATCTTCTTCTTCTTCTCTTGGTGGATTTCCATAAGGATCTACACGAGGATTATGGTTTCTTCCGGTATGTAGGTTTATGTAGCCACCTCTTCCTCCATATAGGGCCAATAATAACCAACCCTCAGTATTTTCTTTAGGATGTTTATTAGTTAAATAATGTTCTTTTGTGTTATAGAACTTCATGGTATCTAAGAAAGGATAACCAAAATACTCTATCTCATGGATAGGTATTCTTACTTCTTTATCAATAATAGTTTCATCAGGAGCTATGAAGTTTGCTTCAAATTTATTGTTATGACTTCTTCTCCAAAAGTTTTTAATAACAGCATACTTCTTAAATAAGAAATAATCACTCTCATTCTCAACATAAACTCTATCCATTAGATGGGTTTTCTCATCAATAACCCACAATATACAACGACCTATAATTTTTGTTTTAGTATCATCACTATATAGAATTACTAATTTAATCCTTTCAGGATTATCTCTGTATAACTCTAAATTAATAGCATGACCTGAGCAAGAGTGTCCTAAAGATCCTTTACCTTCAAGTGGGCGATTACCATGATTTAGGTTAGTTTTGTAATGATACCATTTAGGTATATCTTCACCACTAACTATATCAAATAGATCAAACTTGTTATACTCGTCTAAACATGATTTAAACTTATTAACTAATACTTCTATGTCGGAAGGTTTGTATTCTATTTTAGCAGTATCAAATAATGATACTAACAATCTACCAAACTTTATTGATGACCTATATTTGGTATAAGGTGATTCGTTGTTTAATTTATCAATTTTTGAACTTGGTATAAATGATATTAGACCATTGGCTTCAAGTCCAAGATAGTTCATATCAAACTCAGCGTAGGAGTTAAAAAGATCCATTACTTTTTTATCTTCTAACTTCCTTAAAAAGGAAAGTAACTCGTCAGTTACATTTAACATTTTAATTAATTTTAATCGTTATTTAAATTATTTAAATTATATGTTTTTAAAATTTTTAATTCATTAGCATATCCTGCAAATATTTTTTTCTTACTTTCACTATTATATTTACTATCAAGTATCTCTAATAATAAATCTAATAAGTAAGTTGATTCTCTTTCAAAAGATTCTAATTTAGTTCTTAATAAGAAAAGTTGTTCATCTGAAATTTCTATAGTTTCATACTTTGATCTTATTTCTCCTATTCTTTTAAAGATATAATTAACATCTTCTTTTTTAAGTTCATTTTCTTTATCACATCTGTTTGCTACTTCAGTATAAATCTTTAGATTTTCTACTATTCTATTTGCTTTTTCTTCTGTAGAGTATTTTGGTATAATTACTTCCATTATTAATTTTTTGAGTTATTATTAGTTATTATTTGTCTTATTTCTGTATTAAATTTTTTATCACCGAATAATTTGTTTTGGCTTTCGGTAGAATACGATGAATCAATTATTTTTTCAATAAAGTCTAAAAGTTCTTTTGAACCTCTTTCAAAGGAGTTTAATTTATCTTTTATTAAGATGAATCAATTATTTTTTCAATAAAGTCTAAAAGTTCTTTTGAACCTCTTTCAAAGGAGTTTAATTTATCTTTTATTAAAGTAATTTCTTCGTCTGTTATTTGTGTAGTATTATACTTATCAGTTATTTCTTTTAATTTTAACTTCATAAGTTCCATATCTACATTTCCTTTTAATTGTGTTAAAAGTAAAAATTTGTCTCTTGTTCTTTCTATTTTCTTATCTTCTTCTAAGAAAGGTATTTTTATTTCGTTCATTTTATTTGTATATTTTTGGTTTGATTCTTATTTTATCTTCTATAAGTCCATATACATTTCCAGCTTCTAAAACACGATAAATATTCATTAGTTCTTTATTAGTAAAACTTTCATATTTAAGCCATTTCTTATCTGTGAAATGTGGAAATACATCAATAAAAACAACCCCTGATGCAGGGGTTTCTAAATATAATTTTCTGACATCTAATATGTCTTTATATTTAAAAACTAATTTTCTTATTTTAATTATTAGAAAACTCCTAATATCTAATTTAGGGAGTTCTTCTAAGATGCTTTGAGGTTTATTTTTTAAATTTATTACCATTATTTATAATTTTTTAAGTATTTTTTTTCTAGTTTTGTTAATGATTTAAGTCCTGAATAACTAATCTTATCTAGTATATCGTCTAAATTTAGATTTTCTGTAATAAATGTATTTACTGATTTTATAAATTCTTTATAATATTGTTTATTAATACTATCTAATTTTTCTTTGATATATTTTTCTAGGTTAATCTCGCCAGAGATTACTTTTTTTGATATGTTATTACAAATATACGAAATTTTATTCGAATTTAAAATTTTTTTATATTTTTCAATATCAACCTCTTCACATATAATATAACACTCATAACCATTTTCATCATCAATATCAATCAATGATGAGATATTTATATCAGATAATTTTTTTTTATCTTCTACATTCATGTCGTTATACTCTTTCGTCAACTCAGAGCTAGGTTTACTGAATTTGATCATAAAAATGTTATTATTCATAAATTATATATAAAATAAAAAATATATCATTATGTATTTATTTGTTGGGCAAAAAGTTCTTATAAGAGATGTATTTAAAATGTCAAAAATTATCAAAAAATTAGAGTCTGGTAAAATTTTAGTTGAGTATTACGATAGTAATAACAAGTTAAAACATAAAATAATAACAGAAACTGATATAATAGATGAAAATGAGTATGTAAAAATTAAGAATAGAAATAATACTATTAATAAGTTCTTAAAAAATATACAAAGTTAAGTTAGTATGTAAATTATATATTATATATTATATCATGATCTTGCATGAATTGAAATTTTTTACACACTAATTTAGATTTTCATCATTTAAAATTTTGTCAATTTGTTGATTTCTCCATTCTGATAAGGGGATAAATAATTTTTTTACTACATTATGTGTAAATTGTATAGGTAGTAAATGGTCTTGATATAAGATATATGTTTTAATATCTTTAATTGATATTTTTTTAATATTATAAACTTTACCTATGGTTAGGTAATTATACATATCATTACTTATACACACATATTTTTCAATCTCAATCATCTTCTAATATTTTATTAATTCTTTGTTCTCTCCATTCATCTAATGGAATGAAAAATTCATCCATTTCTTGTTTATTAAAATAAGTTTTTTCTCCTAAAAAAATAATTTTATATGGGTATTCTTCTCCTAATTTAAAATTATACTCATATAATTCTCCAATTATAAATTTATTATAAATACTATTATTATCATTTATTTTTTCTATTAAAACTTTTTTAATACAAACAACTTTACTCATTATCTAATATTTTATTAATTCTTTGTTCTCTCCATTCATCTAATGTCATAAAATGTTCATCTATCTCACTTTTATGAAAAGCAAAATCATTTATATGATCATAATAAGAGAAAAAATCTTTATTTTCAATTTCAATTTTAATAGTTTCAAAATCAATTTCAAATTGATATATACTCCCTATTTTAAAATAATTTATATATCTATTTAATATATATCTATTTAATAAATCATCTTTACAATCTTCTAATTCTGTAATTTTTTTAATGCAAATTAAACTAACTTTCATCTAATATTTTATTTATTATTTGTTCTCTTAAATATACCTTATGAAACTTTTCAAATACAGGTCTTAAATCCATTAATCCATATAAATAATTATCATTATATAATGCCGAATTATATTCCCATTCATTTAATACATGATCCTTTGGATAAGAGTGTAAAAAATATCTATGACAAGACTCTTGTATATGATATATGGAATTTAAAAATTTAGTATCTTTTACTTCATAAAAAGGTTCATATGATTTTACAAACCTTAATAAATCTCCTTTTGTTATATTATTCATGTAATACTTTATTTATTATATAATTTCTGTATTGTTGTTCATTTAAAAACCAATCACTAAATCTAGAATTGATTAAATCACAATCCATTTTAACAACTTGCCATTTATCAAATTCATATATTTCTCCAACTTTCCATTTAGAACAATTATGTGTCTTTATACAATAGTATTTTTTCTTAATCATCTAATATTTTATTTATTTGTTGTTCTCTCCATTCATTTAAAGGCATGAAAAACTCTTCCATTTCTTTTTGACTTAAATAATATACATTATTGTGTTTATAATCATAAATAACTCCAGGATGACTACCTTTAATAAAGTCATATATTTTACCTATACGAAAATATAATTTATATTTTTCTATATCATCACCCTCATCTATTAAAACTTCTTTAATACATACATATTTATATTGTTTACTCATATATTCTTATATAAAGAAATTAATAAATTAGTTGGATCTTCTAAATTATCAGGTTTTTCATTTCCTAATTCCCATTCAACCCATTCACCATTATAATTATTATATAATTCTAAATGTAGCATACTTGTTGAAGGAACTTTACCTTTATCTTTTTTAAGACAGGTATAACTATACCAATTATATCACCCTCTTTTACAAAATCACCTTCTTTTAAACTTTAACTTCCCCATAATTAATTATACCTGATTTACCTTTTATAGCAATTCCCCAAGTATCATTCCACCAGGGAAATCCTGCGATTTCCCCAGTAAATGGTTTTATAGCTAATACTTCACCTTCTTCTATTGAAAGAACTACATCACCATGATTACAATAAAGATCTACTCCTGTATGAATATCATACTTTCTTTTAACACCAAAAGCCCCAAGATCATTTTCTTGAGGTATTTTATATTTATAATTAAATAAAGGAAACATAGTTAAGTATTTAATATTTTATCTAATTGTTGTTCTCTCCATAATTCTAATTTTTGAAAACATGGTTCAAATCCATTACCATATGGAAAAAATAAAGTATTTCCATTATCAAATGAAGATAATCCAACATTAAATCCATATTCATCTCCAAACATATAATAAGGTGATATGTATGAAAACTCATAATTTTTACCTTCTTTAAATAATAAAGAAGGTTTAACACATTTATATATCATTTTCTAATAATTTAGTTAAAAGTCTTTCTCTCCAAATATCTTGTCTTATTAAGACAATAATATCATTTTCTATAAATAACATTTTTCCTTCATCCTTTGTTTTTAACAATAATATATTATTATCCCCATTAAAAAGATACACAATACCTGCTGAACTTTTATCATAAGGACTAATTAAATCATGTTTATTAACTTCATAGTCATTACCTCTAACAAATCCTTTATAAGAACATACACATTTATATTTAATATTCATATTTAATCATTTAATAATTCTTCAAGTAATTCATTTCTTCTAAAATATGTATTATTCATTAAGTAATCAAACAAATATTTTGCATTAAAATACTCAACACCTCTAGTTTCACATCCCCCATAATAATCATGTTCAAAGAACGTATCATCTTGTACAAACTTATTATAAACTTCTTCTTTTAAGACAGAATCATCTGGAAGACAATCATTTAATAAATCCCAAAATATACTAAAGCTAGGTTTATCTTCCTCCTCTATATCTCCACCTCTATCCCAACAATTTCTCCATGTCCCGCCTAATGACCATGATTCTCCAAATACATATTCCTCTTTATCAAGATGTAATTTATACTTATCAATAAAAAGTTGATACATAGATTTACGACCTACTTCATGTAGATTGTAAATAATTTTATTTTTTAATAAAGGAAAATCAGTTTCTAAATTGGAAATAAATTCATTATTTATTTCATCCATTTTAGCATTTTTTATAGTAATATTAGATGATATATCTCTCCTATATCTATCGTTATGTAAACAATTTTTTATATTAGGAATAAAGTATTCAATAGATACTACATCAATTTTACCATAAAAATTATGAAACATACTTAATAATTTATAAATATCATTATATGATAAAAATAAACCATCAAGAACTAAAACTTTATTGTTTTTTAGATACAAATCAACATTTCTAGGAAAATCATCCCTAGTATATTTACAATCAAAATCAACTGCATTATAGTTTTGATTTTTAGCAAAAGTAGTTTTCCCACTACCAGGTAATCCCATACATATTATTAAATCCATATAATTAACTATTTAAAATTTCATCTATTTTTTTCTCACGCATATACGCTTTATAATTTACTAAATAACTATTATCTAATAAATAATTCATTGATAAAGCAAGTTCTCCATTAAACATTAGTTGCCACATCTTATATACATAATTTTCTTTGAGTTTAAAGTTATAAACTTCATAATTTTTTAGACATATATATTGGGTATCATCCTTATATAAATTCATAATTAACTATTTAAAATTTCATCTATCTTTTTCTCCCTCATATACACTTTATAAGGCATTAAAAGACAATCTTTTATTTTTTTATCTATACTATCTTTACTATAATCGTTATAATAAAGATTATAAATTCTACCTTTATAAAAACAAAATCCTTGTTCTGTATCATGAGTTTCTAAACAAATATATTCATTCATTATTTAATATTTTATTTATTGCTTGTTCTCTTAAATAAACTTTATATGGTATAAATATATCTTTATATGAATTTTCTAATAACCAAGAATCAATCATACCTGTTGGGTCAAACTCGTATATTTCACCAAGTTTATATTCAACTTTCATACCTAAATATCCATCTAAATAATAGATATAATCTTTAATACATATGTATTTTTCCTTATTCATAGACATAAAAAAATCATTTAAACAAATATAAGAAAAATATTTGAATAAATGAAATTTATTTTATTTTTATTTTGATTAAATGATTTGTAAGTTATATTCCATATTAAATTTATCTTTGCCTATCATATCAATTAGATTATACATCCATTCTTTACTTCTAGGAACTTGAAACCAATAATACCTATTTGCTTTGAAATTGGTTTTTAAAGGATCATTTTCTAATCTTTCAGCATTTTGGAATAATTTGTAGAAAAAATTATTTCCATTTGGACTTGAGTTTATTATAATTTTACCATTTTCCGAAGATAATGTAGGGTATAAATTAGTATATATATTTTCTGAAAATTGAGAATGAGCAAAATCAGAAAAAATACACACGTCTATCTTTTTACCTATATTGAAATATTTGGCATATACATATGTGTTTATTTCACCAGCATTATCAAAAATCATATGTGTTCTATTCATATTTAGAATACCTGGTTTTATATAAAATGGTAAATTTTTGTATAAATTTTCGATTTTTTCTATTATTTCAAAACATTCTGATTTTGTATTACATAGTATAATTATTTTTTTACCATTTATACAAGCTTCATATAAAGATATTAAAGAATTAATTAGAGAAGAGCCTAATTGTCTTGACATCATATTTATATTATATTTATAATCAAAATAATTTTTAAGAATTTCTTCTTGGTAATCTCTTAATTTAATCCTTGTTAGATCATTATAAGTTGTTATATATAAACTATTAAAAAATAATAATGGATTTTTTCGGTAATTATTAATTATCTTTGTTTCATCTATTGAATATTCATATTTTAAAAAAGGTTTTCTTAATCCTACTATATTTTTATAAAAAGGATTTTCATCAAATGATACTAATTTTCCTTCTTGTATTTCTACCTGTTTCTCATTTACTAATTTAGTGCTAAATAAAATTTCTTTTTTAGAAGAAATTTTAGATTCTTCGATAGGAATTTCTATTTTTTCTTTTTTTATCAATGTGATAATATATCCATTTTCTGATTTTGATACATTCCCATTAATTTCATAACCTTCGTTGAGATATTTTTCTACCTCTTTCTCAAATTCTTCTTTATTTGAAGAATAAACTAACTTAAATTTTTTCATAATTTATTTTTTCTTTTTATATATAATTTATTTATTAAGTTAGTGTAAATAAAAAAGAATATCTTATAAGATATTCTTTTTTGCAGAAACGAGAGGACTCGAACCCCCAACCTTTACCAACACCGGCACTATTGTATCCAATTCAACTACACTTCTATTTAGCGGGGATAGAGGGATTCGAACCCTCCTAGATTGAACTCTGTGACCGAGAGACGTCCACGCCAAGCAGACCCTACCCCCTTTTTATACTGGTCAGGAAAACGAGACTCGAACTCGCATAATTCTCCGATCCAAACGGAGTCGGCTTCCAATTGCCTTCATTTCCTGTTATATTAGCAACTATGAGGGGATTCGAACCCCAACCGCAAGGTAGACAGCCAAGCATTGTAAACCATTCAACCACATAGTTATTTTTAATTTTTAATCCACTTTCTTATACAATTATCACTTACACCATATTTTTTACCAGTTCCACGATAACCTAATTCTTTTACATCTTCTAATAAGATTTCAATATTTGGTCTTTCTATTTTTCTTCTTGTTTTAAAAGAACAATTTTTACATTTTTTTGATTCTTTTAATTTAATATTATTACATTCACATTTATCATATCTATTTGTGTTATTATTTATAATTTTAATCTTATTTTTAATTAATCCTTTACTACCTCTACAATGAGTTTCTAATCCAGCATTACAATTAGGACAAACTATTCTTAGATTTTCTATTCTATTATCATTAAAAACACCATTAATATGATCTAATATAAGAGATATTTTCATACCATTCCAATTTTCATCTTGACCACATAAACAACATTTGTTTTCTAAAATATTTAATTCAAATAATCTTTTTTTTAAATCTTTTCTTGAATAATTTGAATTTTCAACTAAAATCTTTTCTAAATCAATTTTTTTACTTTTTCCATACATTACTGCATTAAAATAATTTGGATTAAAGTGAGAAATATCTATATTGTATAATTCAATATACTTTTTTAATGTTTTAGAATTATTACCCGCTGCTCTTATGTCTAATTTTAATAGACATTCTTTATAAGTAAATGATTCTTTAACTATTTTTAATAGATTATCTTTATCATATTTTATATTAGATGTTTTATTAAATCTAGAATAATCTATATTATGTTGGTTTAAATATTTTTTTAATGTTTTAAAATTTGTACCAACAGCTAATAAACCCATCTCATTTAAAACATTAGTAAAAGAGTTATTTTTATTTACTAATTTTTCTAATTTTTCTTTATCTAAATAAATTTCTTTAGAGTTTTTTAATTTACTTAAAAAGGTAAAATGATCTATATTGATATTTAACTTTTTTATTAATCTACTAATATGTTTTTTTAAAGAACTACTTGATTTATCTAATCCCAATTTATCTATAACTTCAACATAAGATATTGAACCTATAACTACTTTTTCTAACTCTTCTTTTTTAATATCATTAATCATAATTTTTATTTTTATATATTATTATATATGATGTCCGTTTGTATAATAATTGAATCCGAACTTTAATTATTTTTGTTTCTCATCTCCGGAACGATCAGAGTTTTTGCGGGCCAAATCCGCACGTAATACCTTTATACCAATGAGAAATATATTTTGATGCTTGTCCAAGAATCTAACTCGGATCGCTGGGGCCAACACCCAGAATAATAAACCCTTCACCATAGGACAATATGTCAAAAAAGAAAAATCCCCTGAATTATTTAACTAACTCAGGGGATTTTTCAATATCTTTGCTACAAAATATTAAACATGAGTTAGCCATTCCTTATCAGGATCCTGATCGGGTTGTTGTTGCGGCATAATTGATATGTTTAATAAGTTTATCATAAAAGTATATATTAAAATTTGTTTGTTCCTTTGTTATTTATTTATACAAATATAAGAAAAAAGTTTGAAATAAAAAAATTATTTTTTATTTTTTTAAATATTTGTGTTTGTTTGTTATTTATTTATACAAATATAAGAAAAAAGTTTCAATTAAAAAACTTTTTTAATTATTTGATAAAATCTTACCTGTCTTTATAATAAGAGAATTAACATCCCCATATTCATGATTTTTACCATCCCAATTTGGGAAAAATTCTTTCATTAATTATTTAGTAAAAAATTTAATTTTTGTTCTCTATCCCAATTCTTTTTAAGCATAAAATAGTGCTGAAATAAAATATCTCCTATTGAATACTTCATTTGGAAATTATAAAAATTCTTATATTCGTATTCAGTTCCTTTATATTCCAATTTTTCCTTAAAAATATAAATCATATTCGGCATAAATTGTCTAGTATTATCTATGTGATAGTATCTAATACATACATATTCATCTTCTTTCATAATAAAGATTTAGTAAGACCTATTAAAGGGCTTGTTAAAATTAATTTTTCTTTTATATTAGTAGGTAAATTATTTAATTGACTATCATCATCTATAATTAGATAATCTTCTTTATTAGATAATAAGTAATTAATAATTTCGTCTTTACGACTAAGATTATTTACATTATTTGGTAATGTTCCTTTACTTTTATCAAAAAAATCTTCTAAAAAGACATATATTTTTTTAATTTCTACCATTTACTTTTTCAATTATATTTGAATTAATTAAATCTGTTGTACAATCATCACAAATTGCTATTAGAAAAGTATCCATATCATATGAACTACCAAAACCTGCTTGGATTTCAGTCACCATTCCAGAATCCCACATTGCTCTTTTAATACTTGGGGCAGGTTCTAATGTTTTTACCACGGCGCTTTTACACACACAACAAGTTTTAGAAAAAGAGGTTCTATTGTAGATTTCATACTTTTTTATTAAATCTAATGCGTCTTCGTATTGTTCTTTCGTAATATTCATAAATTATTTTATTTACATAAATTTACTTAAAAATTTTAATATATAAAAATAAAAAATATTATGGAATTTATCCTTGAGTATAGCGAATTTATTTTAGAAAAAAATTCACCTACAAATAAAAAACTTTGGGCTTCTTGTATTGCTTGGGCTAAAAGAACATTTGATGTTTATCCAAGTGCTTATTGTGTTCCATTAGATTCAGAGGCATTAACAAAAAAAGGTTGGAAAAAACATAATGAATTAACTTTAAATGATGAAATTCTAGCTTATGATCCTAATTCAGATTCTCTTAAATGGACACCTTTATTAAATATTCATTTCTATGAAAATCAAAAAACAATAAAAATGGTTAAATCTGGTCTTAATTTTGAAATAACTTGTACTCCTAATCATAGATGGTTATATTATAGAGAATCTATTGATCAAAAAATTAATGATGAATCAATAAAAATTTTTGATTTAATACAAAAAATAAAAAATAAAGAAATATCTATCGAAGAATCTAAAAAAGAGTGTAAAACAATTGCTAGATATTATCAAAGATATAAAAATTCAGATTATTTAGAATTTCTTAATAAATCTAAATTTATAAGTGGAGGGGTTAAATTTATTGAAACAAAAGATTTACCTAGAGCTGGTTATATTTTAAGTAATGCTAAATTAGATAAATCTTATCCATCTTGTGAATTACCAATTATTTCAAAATATGGTAATAATTGGGTAGAAACTATACTTAATATGTCATTAGAACAATTGGAAGTATTTTTTCTTTCTGCTATTATATATGATGGTAATCAAGTAAAAGATATAACAACTGGAAAAGGTTTTAATGATTCAAATGAAAGAATAAAAAATAACGTGTATGGATTTAAACAAAAAGATAAAATACATGCTGATATTTTTGAATTGTCTGCCTTTTTAACAGGTAGGAATATAAAAAGAAATTATATTGAAAAGCAAAATCTATATAGTTTTTCAATAACTGAAAAAAGAAATTATTCTTTATTAGGTATGGTTTATAATGAAAGTGATATTCAAAATGTGTGGTGTCCTGAAACTGAATATGGAACTTGGGTAATGAGACAAAATAATAGGATAATGATAACTGGAAATTCAAACGGTGCTGCTGCTCGTCGCTATAAGAGTAAAGGTGGTAAATGGAAAAAATCTAAGAAATAAAAAAGCGAAGATTAATCTTCGCTTTTTTTCATTTTCATTAGTGAGTCTATTAATTTTAAATCTCTATCACTATAAGATTTTCTTTTTTCAATTGTTTCCTTAACATCAATTAATTCCACAATTAGTTTCTTTAGAAAGTTTAATTTTTCATCATCAAACTTTACACTAATCTCCTCGTTAAATTTTTTTAGGTTTTTCATAATCCACATACACTTATTTTTAATTATATATTAAAATTTTTCCATAAAATATTTTTAAGTTATTTTTTCACATAAAATATGTTTATTTGATTACTAGTAACTCATTAAAGACATTATTTTAATTTTTAATAACTTAGTATTAAAAATTTTTTAGATTGGTAGTAAGGTTAATAATAAAATTTTTTAATTTAATTTCAAATAAGATAACCGATTAAATTGCTTATTAGTTTTAATTTTATGACAATTAACACAAAGTAATTGACATTTTTTAATTTCTTGCCATATATTCCATAATGAAAATTTATTACTACACATATAAGATATATTATGTATCTTATCTCTTAGATGGTCAAAATGAAAAGCAGATAAATTATCTAAGTTAACATTTCTTTCGCATTCTTGACAATGACCTATTATTAATTTTTCTTGGTCTACAAAATCATAATTTCTTTTAACTCTTGTCATTCTATTTTTTGGATGATTAACTTGTAAATGATGGCAAAAGGAACATAGTAAAACACACTTGTTAATTTCATTATCTATATCTTTTTTCTTATGAAACTCGTCTATTAATCCTAATTTATTACCTAAATGATGAAATTCTAAGCATTGTAAATTATCAAATTCACATAATGAACATTTTGAACCTAACTCTATTTTTTTGTTATAGATATAACTTACTTTTTCTTTATTTTCTTCTTTTCTACACTCTTTACAAGTATGATTTTTACCAAATTTACCACTTTTTTTATTATGAAAAAGAGTTAAGTCTTTTTCATTTAAACATTTTGTACAAATTTTTTTCATAAAAAATCCTTTTTTATTTTATAGAAGAAAAAGGATTTAAAGTTTAAACTAAATGTAAAAAAGGAACTAATTAGTTCCTTTTTATTTGTATCCTGAAATTACTTCTTATAAAAGAATCAATTTCTTTAATATTATTGATTATTATGTTTTGTGTATTTTTCATATTGTAAATATAAGTTTTATTTTTATTAATTTGTTAAAAACCTTTTAATAGGCTCTCAATTTGATTGTGAGTTAAATCACTGTTTTGTTTAATTGTAAAAATTATTTTTTTTCTATTGTATATATTAGTTCTTTGTGGATGCGTTATAGTTAATAACGCAATTAATAAACGTAATGAAAAAGTTTTTTGATTTATTAATTCTAATATATCCATAACTCTATCAAAATCCTTAGAATCAATTATTGGATCTAAATATTCATATACTATATCAATTGATTTTAAATCATCTATATGATCTATATCTTCTAAAAAATTTACAAATTCTATATCTTTAGTCATTTAATAATTTATTAATAATCTCTTCTCTTTTTACCATTTTAGGATTAACATAATTATATTTGTATTTGGTATACATTTCTAATTCTGTTATTTCATCTCTAAACTCACCACATAATTTTTTCCAAATAGTAGTATATGGTTCTTTCCACATCATTTTTTCTACCCACATAGACATAAATTTTGGTACTCTTGGTGTATATGCTCCATGAAAAACAATTTTATCTTTATTTGGATATTTAACAAATCTAACCCAATATTTACGAAATAGAGTATTAAATATAAATTCTCTATCTATTTCAAATCTTTTATCAAAATCTTCATCTGAAATACCTTTTATCTCACTAAAAGGTTTCCATTTTTTATTATATTCAATTTTCATATTAATCTATCTAGGAAAAAATCTTGTAAATGTTTAGGGTCAAAAGAATTATTTATTTTTTTAGCTTCTTTAATAAAGAAACCTATTAAACCTTTTTTACCTTTCTTAAACTCTTTAACTTTATCTGAATTATTATCAATAACTGATTTAATAACTAATTCTAGTTCATCAAAATCTTCATTATATACCTTATTCTTTTTCTCTTCTTTTCTTTTTAAGAACTCAGTATAAGGATCTATTTTTTGACAAAATAAAGGAGCATAAATTTCACACGCTTCTTTTTTACCAATCATATTTAACCAAATCATATGTGGTATAATATATAAATATTCTTCTTTTACTGTCTGTGGATACTTAGTTGCTATAATAGTTAAATAATCAACAAAATCAATAGTTTTTATATTAATTCCTTCAACTTCTTCTATATAATCATAACATGCGGTCATTACTAAATCTCTTAGATCCCACAATTTTCTTTCTTTAAGAAAGTAACATCTATTTATTTTATGAAGAATATATCTATCATTTATTTCTAATAAATCATCATTTGTTAATCCTAAATAATAGTCTATTTCTTTATTAGAATAAGAATCGATTTGGTCATCAAGTTTACTTAATCTTAAAGTTTCCTCAGCGTATGGTATTTCGTTCATTTATTTATTTATTTTTAAACTCTTCAAAATTAATTATAATACATTCTTCTAATGTAGCTCCTTTTTTGAATTACATTCCTCACAAATAATTAAACCATTATTAAATCTGTTAGAGATTTAAAAGAATTTAATCTAAAATAACTTTTTTGATATTTTTCAACATCATTAAAGAGAAATCTATATTTATTTTTAGATTTCTTTGAGGATTTAAAATAATCATACATTTCTTTATAAGTGTTAATATTTGGTATCATTTCCTTCCAATGGGTAGATACTAAATCACTTAAAAAGTTATTAACATAATCACTTACTTTAATTCCTTTACTCATTAAATATGCTCTATAAGCAACTTCTTTTGAAGCAGCAATAGAATCATAATCATCTATATTTTTAACCTGTCCTATAAAACTTGTATAGAAAGGATTAACCATTTTATACTTTATTGAACTTATATTTAACCATTTGGTTAAATTATTAACTAAATAATTTCTATTCCAATCATTATTAATTAATTTATTGAAATACTTACCTAACTTATGATTTTTAGAATTAATTATTAAATCTTCAATACAAACATATTGTACTTGATAGTGCTTACATAAATTAATTATATGTTTGTTTATTTGAATTATTTCAAATAATTTTTTATTTCTTTTAGATTTATTCAATAGTCTCAAATCAATTAATTCTTTAAATATTTCTTTTGAGCCTGAATCTAGTATAGAAATTGCTAACCAATTAGGATTTAAATCAATTCCTAAATATCTATCTTTCTTAGATTCATGTTTTTCTAAAACAGGCTCATTAAAACTAATCCAAACATATTTTTCATTAATTTCAAAATTAAAATAATTTAAACCTTGTTTAGATTCTTCTTCAATTATTGATAATAATCTAGATTCATTTTTAGATAATTTTAATTCAATATCATATTTAATTTTTCTATTCGGTTTAAAAGTAAATATACTACCATTTAAACATGCTTTTCTATTACCATTTGGGTCACTTGAAGAACCTCTAACTTCAAGAGGTGTTAATTTATTTAGATTATTTATTTTATTGAACTTTCTTTTAAAAAAATTAGATTTTCCGCCAAAATAAAGTTTTTTATCAATTTGGAGTTCTGTTGATTTTTTAACAGCACATTTAATTAGTGAAGCGTCTAAACAATCTATATTATTCATAAATTGTTTAACATTTTTTTCTAAATCACTTAGTTTAGTAATTTTATCTTTAATCCTACGATTATATGAATAACGAATAACATTATTATATTTTTCTAATAATTCTATGAAAAATATATCATTTATATTATGTTTCTTTTTAATCGTTATCATAAAGTATATATTATAATAAACTGGCTCCCTTCTTTGAATTATCTTCCTCACACATTAATTGATAGTTATCAATATGATCTTTACCACCTTTTGACTTTGGATGAATATGGTCTATATTCATCAAATGATTATGTTCATCATATAAATCAAAGTGTAAGCTACCAGGTTTATCAATAGTCATTAAAAACTTAACTCCTTCTCTTGGACAACGAACACATTTAGTTCCTAATTGAATTAGATCATTTACACGCTGACTTCTTATTCCACCTCTTTTAACCAATTCAACCCCATCTTCATAACTCCATTCGTTAAGAACTTTTTTATTTCCTTTATCAAAGACCCATTCAGGATAGCCATTGTATATAATTTTATTTTTGATATAAATTATATTTTTCTCAATAGGATTTGTTTTATAGCAAATAACAACATCTCTGTAAAACAGAGATGTTGTATTCAATGGTATTTTCTTACCATTTGCTATGACATGTGTATCTGTGATTGCATCACATTTTAGTTTAGGTCCTTTTTCTATTCTATATAGAATATTCTCTATGTTAGAATTAAACCAATTTAAATATTTTTTCATACTTTATATATTAATATAAGAAGTTGTAGTCTTCTTGAAGTTCATCTTTCCAGAAGTTTAATTCAGGAACAAATTCACTTAATTCTTTTCTTGTCACTTCTGTACTATGTGAAAAGTTTCCTTCATTAATAGGATCTTCATGATCTACTATCAACTTAACACCATTCCATTTCATTTGTAAAAATGCAATATCCAATTTAGATAGAAAATCGTAGATAGTATCTTCTTCATATTCTATTCTTTTTGGGTCAAAATCAACTGATAAAATCTCTGAGGAGTTTTTATTTATTTTGATACTTGATACTGTATGCCAATCAGTATCCATAAAATGTAATTCTTCATTTTCTTCTACAACCACAGGTTTAGCATAGGCATAAGTATTTTTATACCTTGAAGAATAATAATCTTCTCCCCAATCAGACCAATCATCATCCCAACCACCATAATAACCACCACCATAGTAGCTACTATATGATTTATATTCAACTTTAGTATGGTCTCTTTCTGTTGGTAAATTTTCCCAATCTATTAAAACAGATACATTAGCTAATTTTTCTAGAAAGTTTAAGTCTTGAGTTTCTTTACAAGTATGTTCGTTTTTATAACCAACAGATATATTAGTACATTCGGGATATAAGTCAATAAATTGAGCAGAGTCAGTATATAGACCTGTGTTATCATCTTTGTAATTAAATACTATGTCATTGGTGTAATCTGTTGCACCTTTGTCATTTAGTTCTTTTGCTAATGCTAAAGCAAATTTGTCAGAGCAGCAACGTTTACTCATTTGGAATGTGATAATGGAATCAGTACCACGTCTATCAAAAGATATTACACGTTTGATATTTTCTAAATTAGATTCTTTTACTCTTTTTGCTAAATCTTTAGAACCTAAACACCCTACTTCTTCACCTAAGAAGAAATAATAAATACCAGGAACGTTGTGTTCAATCATATTTAACATGATAGTTACTCCTGCTTTATCATCTGCACCTAAAATAGATGTACCATCTGTTGTACAGATGCCATTATTTATTACATGATGAACGTTTGTCAATTGTTGTGTTGCGGTGTCTAAGTGAGAAGCAAACAGAGTTGTTGGATTTTTTCCTATTTTAAGGAAACGATTTCCAAACGAATCTGTTTTTAGATTTTTAGGTAAAAGTCCGAAAATCTCTGCTTCAGTTCCGTGTGGGTAAGTTCTGCTTGTTAATCTTAAAAATGTTTCTTTTATTTTCATTTATTTTTATTTATTCACAAATATACAAAAAATTTTTCAAATAAAAAAAATTAATATATAACTAATATGCAAAACATAATAACAGATTTTACAACAGGATATTTAGAAATTTCAGATGTTTATGCTGCCACAGCAAGCGGATTAACTGATTCATATCCACTTTTTGATGGGATAATTAATTCCCATTCTATATACATAAATAATGTAAGTGGTGTAGAAAAGTTAAAAACATTTAATTATAATTCAACTGGTGAAACATCTACACGTTATTTAACAACGACATATAGAATATCAAGAGATGGAGTAAAATGGACAACTTATTTACCCTTAAATAAAAGTATAGATAATTTTCCAGCATGGAGTGGTGATTATAAGTTTTATATAGAAATAAAATTTACTAGAGAAGGATCAACTACATCAGGTTCAATAACTTTATTAAATTGGACTTTATTAGGAAATACTCAAAGAAATTTAATTAAAACAGAAACAGCTACTGCTACTTTGACAACAGGACAAAATATTATATATAAGCCACCTTATGTATATAAGGTATTTAAGATAACTGATATAGAAGTTATAGCAAATAATAGTAATTATACTATTAGTTATAGATATTCGCAAGATTATGGTAGAACGGTGACAAATTGGACAAATTTTACAAAAGAAAATATTATTTCGGAAAGAATTACACCAATTAGATTTTTTCAAATAGAATATTTGATTGAAGCAACTAATAATGTAAAAATTTATGATATAAATTTAATAGGAGATTTTCAAAATGTAACAAATGATTCTAAAAAAACTAATGTATATGGATCTCGTGAAGATTGCAATTGTTTAATATTAGGATTAATTAATACACCCGAAACTGCTCAAAGAACAGATGTTATTGTAAATGGTGATCAATCACAAAAATTATATCAATTATCATCACAAGATAAAGCTAATTTATTTAAGCCTTATAAAATACCAGAAGCAGTTAATTTATTAACTAAATTAAGTAATGATGTTAACGAAATAGTTGGACACGATGTAGTTTATTTCTTAACTGACCCTGATAAAAATGGAACTGATTATACTTTCCATGAATATCAATTACTTAATTATGTATGTGATGAACAATTAAAAGTTAGTGTAGATAATAATCAATTTCCTGATAATCAAATTACTATGAATCAATTTGATTTAAGTTTGTTTGAAGCATTTGAAATACATGTACCAAAAGATGCATTTAAGAATGCATTTGGTGTAGAGAAAAGACCTTCTAAAGAAGACTTTTTATGGTTTTGTGAATTAAATAGAATGTTCCAAGTAGAACATGCTTATGCTTTTAAATATTTTAATAACACATCTACATACTATAAAATAGCTCTTAAAAAATATGTTCAAAAAGCAAATATTATTGGTGGTAATGAGAGCATGACTGAAAAAGTTGCTAAACTAACTCAAAATTCTACAATTAATGATTTATTTGGATTGGAAAATGAATTAGATAAAAAAGCATCTTCTAATATAGAACAATTTAAAACTCAATCAAGAGACTTATTAAGATATGAAATATTTGCAGATATTGATAGAGAATTAATAGAAAATTCTTCTAATATAATTAGTAAAACTAATTATGATTTATCTAGCATTAAATATTTAGCAACTGCGTTAATATATAGAAATTTTAAAAATGTATTTGCTATAAGTGATAACATATCATATACTTCTTGGTTTAATATTAATGTATTAAGTCCTGGTATATATTATAACTTCATAAATTATTATGATGATATAAATAGTCAAGGATTTACAATTAATAAATTAAATAATAATTTTATAATTAAGTTAAATACAACTACATATACTTTTACATTATCAACTGATTTATTAAGTTCTGTTTGGTATGGATTAGTATTAAATATAGACCAAAGAAGTAAAGCATTATCTTTATCAATATTTAAACGTGATGCTGAAGATGAAGCAGATGCAGGTAAATTAAATTCAACTAAATTAGATTTAGTTTATTCACAACAACTTTCTTTAGTTCCACAAGATATAACAATAGATAATTCTGTAGCAGCAAATATATTAGCAAGTAATATGAAAATTACAAATATAAGATTATTTACGGATATAATACCACAAAAGTCACAAGATAAGATTTTAAATCAACAAATAATAGGAAAAGATACGAAGTATTTAATATTTGCAGATAATGCAAATGAAAGAATTATTACAGATTATATACCATTAGATACTTTGAATGATTTTCAAAGTACACTTAGAATTGGCACGCGTAAAACAGGAGGTAAAGATTTTCCAGATAGTGATTATGGAACAGAATAAAAAAAAATGAAAAAATGAAACATTTAAAAAAGTACTCAGAGATAGAAACTATAAATGAAGTTTCTAAAGAATTAGCAAGTAGAGCTGCAATTGCTGCTCAAAATAAAATAGATAAATTACAAAAACAATTAGACATAGCAAAAAGACAATATCACACTTTTTCTTCTACCGAAGATATAGATAAATTAGTTGAAACTATGAATATAGATAAAGATAAAATTGTTAACTTAACAAGAAGATCTTATAATTGTATTCATTACGTTACTAGATGGGTATATGATAGAACCGATGATAATAGTGATAAAATACCATATTTTACAAAATTAGGAGATATAACTCAATTAACAGAACAAACTATATTAATGTATAGGTCTTTTGGTATGGTTACCGTTAATAATATTAAAGATTGTTTAAAAAGTTATGGGTTAAAATTCGGAATGGATTTAGATAAGTTAGGAATTATATATGATAAAGAAAATCATAAATATGTTAAAAAATAACTAAATTAAAAAAGAGGCTCAACAGAGCCTCTTTTTTAATGTTTTACGTTTCCGAAAGCGGGAACAACTATGGTAGCAAGTAATAATGCTACAAATAGAACAGTTAATGTTGACATTTTATGTTTATTTGTTTGTTATTTTTATTACAATTATATATTATATTTCAAAATTGTTTTTTATTAAAAAATAATTCTTTTTCCCCCTCTGTATTAAGAGAAAACGATCATTTAACAAATCACTTTTTTCAAAATTTAATTTGTTTAACTTTTTCTTATTTAAGAAAATCCCACCATTATCAAACATTCTCTTAGCTTCACCTTTACTATTAAAGATATTACACTTAACCAATAACTCAAATACATTAAAGTTATCAATATTAACAGATACTTCCGTAGTAGGAACACCCACCAAAACCTTCTCTATTTCATCATTTGATAAACTTTTTAATACTTCTTCCGTGTTATCAGAAAATAATACTTGACTTGTTTTTATCGCCAAATCTAATTCTTCTTGTCCATGAACAAATCTAGTTACTTCTTCAGCTAATACCCTCTGTAAAATTTTTTTATTTTTATTGGTATTGTGTTCTGAAATAAGATTGTCAATTGTTTCTTTATCTAAAAATGTAAAGATTTTAATCCAATTTTCCGCATCTTCATCTGAAGCCTTTAACCAAAATTGGAAAAATTCAAATACCGATGTTTTGTTAGGATCTAACCAAACATTCCCACTCTCTGTCTTACCAAATTTACCACCATCTGCTTTCTTAACTAATGGACAAGTAAAAGCAAATGCTTCCTTACCTAATTTCTTACGAATTATTTCTACACCAGTAGTTATATTTCCCCATTGGTCACTTCCACCGATTTGTATTTTACAATCCATGTTTTCAAATAACCAAAGGAAATCAAACCCTTGTATTAATTGGTATGTAAACTCAGTGAAACTGATACCAGTTTCTCCATCAATTCTACGCTTTACACTATCTTTAGCCATCATAGAATTAACAGTAATAAGTTTACCAATATCACGAATAAAATTTAAGAAACTAATTCCCTTAAACCAATCGTGATTATTTACCACTTGTATATTGGATAAAAACTTTTCTAATTGTTTTTGAATACAATTTTGATTATGTAAAAGTGTTGCTTCATCTAACATATTCCTTTCACTACTTTTACCGCTAGGATCTCCAATTAAACCAGTTGCGCCCCCAATAAGCCCAATAGGATTATGTCCTGCTTTTTGTAGGTGATTTAGTAAGATAATTGGTATTAAGCTACCGATATGTAATGAATCTCCTGTTGGATCAAATCCAATGTATGCTTTATTTATTTCTTTATTTAATTGTTCTTCTGTTCCTGGTATAATATCTTGTATCATACCTCTCCATTGTAATTCTTGTATTAAGTTCATTTTTTTAACTATTTAATATTTTATCTAATTTTTCTTCTCTTTTAATAGATAGAAAAAGTTTCTCTTTATTATTGTAGAATTCTCTACTTGTATATGTTTTTTGTTTTAATATAAAATTTTTATATTTATAATACCAATATAAGTTATATGGCATAATCCATAATCCTGTTTTATGTAAAAAAACATCAATATTGGAATCTAATGTAAAATCTTTGGAATCTTTCCAATAATAAAAAATAGCATATTCTTGTTTATCTAAATAACCACTGATACATTTATCGGAATCAACAAATACCATTTTTGATAATCTTTTATAAAATTTTCTATTATATAGATAATTTTTCCAACACATCATAGACATTCCTATTAATCCACCAAAATACCATAAAATTGTTCCTAACATGACTTTAATATTTTAATTTATTTCTACCATATACCAATATATTCAGGTGCTACATAATCTACTAATATAACCCCATTCGCAGATTTATAGAATTTAATACCATCATTATACATTTGAACTGCATCAATTAATAATAAAACTACATCACCATGACGAGCACCAACCTTTACAGCAGTATCTTCGTTTTCTGTTAAGTGAACGTGAGTTCTACTAATTGATTTAAGTCCTGTGCGTAAAATGGAGTTTACACTTTTTTCTGCTGTTCCGTGAAATAAATCACCCATTGGAATATAAGTTTCCCAATCTTTCCAAACTTCCAATGTTTGAATGGAATGTCCTTGACTTGCTCTAATTTTGGTTTTAGTAGTATCAAATTCAAAACGTTTCTTATCGTTAGTAGAAACGATTAATTCTAAGTCTGCTTTTGATATATCTAATTTTGAACATACTGCGTCTGTTGTTACCCAACCTGATTTATCTAATACTAAATCTTCGGGTTCATGTCTTAATAATTTGGCTAAATATTTGCTCTTTTTTTCTAATTCTTTTTTCATAATGTAAATATAAGAAAAATTTTTGACATAAAAAAACCTCCAAAAAAATAATTTTGGAGGTAAAAAGATGCTGGTTCAGGAGGATTCGAACCTCCAAAGGGCAATTAGCTATAATACAAAGTTTTAGTGGTCTACCCTGGTCGCATTTATATTTCTATAAATACTGACTCTATATTTAGTTTATTTCGTTATCCCCGCTCCCGGGACTGGAGAGTGTGTTTACCAAGATATTTCTATCATTTCACCACAAACCAATGTTAATTATTATATATATTAAAAAGTTATTCTTCCCCTTCAATTATTTTTTCAATTTTTTTATTTCTTAATTTAATAAACTCATCAATAGTAATAGAACATTTAAAAAAATTATCACTCAATTCTATTCCAGTTAATATAAAATCAAAAAAATAATATTTATCCCCATTTGAAAAAACACTTTCTCTTAAAAAAACTCTATCTCCGTAATTAAAATAATGTGTTTTGCCAGTAATACGGTCAAAATGATTATAATCATTAATAAAAAAATATTCCTTAGTCATTTATTATATTTTCAATTTGCTCATTTCGCCATTTAGCCAAATTAACAAAATGATCTAATATATCATAATTACCATATAAAACATGATCAAGATCATTTTGTCTTACATAAGAACAATATATTTTTCCACTATCATCATGACCAAATTTCAAATCTACTTGCTCACCTTTTTTAACACTTACTTTATCTTTATCAAAGTCTTTAATACACAAATATATCATTAATCTTCTAATTTAGTTTTATTTAAATATTTCCTTATAGGATTTTCTTTATGTTTAAGTTTATTCCACCTATCACTAACATACAATTTTTTATGTCTAGCTTTCTTTCCAGATTTATTCCATCCTTTAGATGAAGATCTACCACGATCCACTCTTACCTTATTTAGGTGTTTAATTAAACTTACTTCGCCTGTTGTTTCATCAACAGTATAATTTGTTGCGTAAATACTCATATTATTTTGTTTTTTCTTTTTTGCCTATAAAAAAATACTTTACATAATTCAATTTATCTCTAACTTCATTCATAGAGAAAAATAAATCACTAATTTTAAAGTGTGTATGCCCATCAGAACATAAACCTAAAAAATGTAATATAGATTCAATCATTATTTATTTTATTTTTGTGAACCTATAATTAGTAGGTATTCTGTCATAGAAATTATGTTTCTTTCCAGTAAATTTCTTAATTGATCTTCTGACAATTTAGCTTTCTTTAATTTATTAATTTTTCTTGTATCTTTACTAAGTTTCTTCATACCTAATAAATAGTTTCTTTCGGCTAAATTTTTTCTAAAATAAATCATATTCTTTTTATTTTTATATATTAATTTTTATTTTAGTTCAAAATTATTCATTATTAGCTATCCACCTAATTAAATACTTTCCTTCCATCTCTTGGAAAAAGTCTGCATCCCCCATATCTACCACAGGTATCTCAAATAATACTTCTGCATCATTCTCTAATTTTGTTTTGTAAAAAGCTACATTTTTACGAATATGTGTAAACACTGCTGTCGGATTTTGTTTATACAAATCCTTTTTTATTTCATTCTTTGTCATAATTTTTTTTATTTTATTCCTAGTTCTTCTAGTTTTTTATTTCTTTTTTCCCAAATTGACGTTGGTTCATACGCCATTAAATCCTCATCATTGGTTTTTAACCAACCACCTCCATTAGATTTATAAAACCATTGTGTATAATGATCTATAGCTTGTTGATTATCATCTCCACCTCCAGGTATAACCTGTTCAACAACAAACTTAGTCATTTTCTTATTTGAAGATTTTATATCCTCTTTTAAGATAAAGAAAGTATCCCAAGTTTCTTTTGGATTAGAAGTTCTACTCCAACCCCTTGTTTTATATCTAAAACTTTTTTTAGTTTCAGTATATTTAATATCCTTTATTAATTTATATCTTTTATATTGAAGATATAATAAACCAATAACGCCAATACTATTAATAATATAATATATCATAATTCTTTATTTAATACCCAATGCTTCAAGTTTTCTATTTCTTTCTTCCCAAATTGATTTGCTTTCACCAAAATAAAACAAATTTTTATTATCAGCACTTAACCAACCTCCACCAGTTCTACTATAGAATTCTTTTCTATAGTGTTGTAAATCTGAATCTGTGGTTTCACTTACTTTCTCACATGTTATTTCTAATACTTCAAACTGAGTTTTAGTACCATCATTTGATTTAGATACTTCTTTTAAGGTTAAAAAGACTGAAAACTTATCATTAGGTTCACTAGTTTTATACCAACCTGTCCATTCATATCTAGCACGAACAGATAAATCAATCTTTTTTAAGGACTTAATTAGTTTGTATCGCCTATATTCAAATATAGACACAATTCCGATAAATATACCATTTAGTATGTAGTAAATCATATTTTTTTATTTTTTATTGCTATATATAGCGCATATGGAAAAACCCAAAAATTAATTAATCCAGTGATAATAACATTTTTCCAACAATTAAGAGGTCTTTGATAGATAGTTCTTTGTTTATATGAAGCATATAAACCCCATAAAAGACATAATATAAAATATATATTCATTTTTATAATAACAATTTAATTATACAAAAAATTTCTATTAATACACTAATCCAACTTAAAGGAGCTGCTATAATTAGCACAATTGGTGATTCTTTTGAAGAAGGATTATATTTTTTGTATAAAGGTAAATATACAAAATACAATCCAATCGAAATTATTACACCTAATAAATATATTCCTAAATATATCATATATCAAGTTTTAAATCAATAACATCTTTTTTAAATAAAATTCTGTCAAAAGTTTTTGGTAAACCCAAAACTTCTTCATCACATAACATACCGAAACTTTCTACTCCACGCAATTTTGATTTCTTAATCTTAAAATCACCTTCGGGTGATTTTAATTCAGCACCAATCAAAGCTACTACAACTTCATCACCAACTTCAATTTCACCAAAATTAGTAACTACTTGAATATTACTATCCTCAACTAATAATTGTAAAACTTTTAATTTATCAGAATTTGGATGCTGATCTATACTTACTATTTTTCCTAATTTAATATTTTCCATTTTCTTTTTTATTTATACAAATATAATTAAAATTTTTAATAATTCCTAATAAAAATCTTCCCAATCCATTTTGATTTTTTTATCTCTTTCTTCCTTTTGCTTTTTTAACACTTCTCTTAACTCCACCCTTTCCTTTAAGATATTCTCAATATTACTTAATAATAACCCACTATCTTTATCAAACTCTAAACCATGTAAAGGACAAGTAATTTTTCCATTCACAGGAACAACTTGTGATAAGTCCATTCCTCTATGTGGACATTTACCTTTATGAATACATTTATGCTTAAACTTAGATTTTGAAATATATGATATATCAGTAATATCATTATATTTAGAACTAATACATTTAAGAGGTACATATTCTAATTCAAAATTATCTTCTAACCTCATTTGATAATCTAATTCAATAATATATCCTTTGTAATAACTTATTTCATTATCTTCATAAAAATCCATATCTTCTTTCATAAATCTTGTATCAATATGATAATGAATATCATTTTGACCATTTTCTTTATCACTATGTGGGCGATTAATTACAGGTGTAATTAATGCTATTTTTTTAGTAATAGGCTTTATAAAAGAAAAATCTTCCCAAGCATTGTCTATATTTTTTGAATATGTTTTAGGTGTTGATTGTTCCATGTAAACAACTTTGCACGGAACTAAATAATAGTTACCAACAATTGGTGGCTCTTTTAATTCATCTATTTTCATACACAAATATACATAAAAAAATCCAAAAAATAAAATAATTTTTTCGCTTCGTAGACCCTCCACTTTAATATATAAAATAAAAAACTTATGAAGTGCAAAAATATTGAATGTCAAAATGAAACTACAGGAAAAAACTTATATTGTTCTCTAACTTGTAGAAATATTTATGTAAATAAATATATTAGAAATTATGAGAAAGTTTCTGAGTTTCATCAAAAAAATAAACAATCTAAAGAAACAGAATACCTAAAAAATCCTAAATTATGTTTGCATTGTAAAGAAATTATATCTTATGATAATAAGAGAAATAATTATTGTAATCATTCTTGTGCTGCTTCCTCAACAAATCCATTAAGGAAAGGTGTTAAACATAATATGTCAAAAGAAGGTTTAGAAAATATTAAAAAATCAAATGCTTTACTTCATGTTAATAGTAGTTGGTTAGAAAATGTTAAAAAAGCAAACTCATTAAGAATGAAAAACAACAAAATAGAATGTTTATTTTGTACACAATTAACTAAAAATAAAAAATTCTGTTGTAAAGAATGTCAAAATAATTTTAAAAAAGATTATATAAAAAATAATAATGATTTAATATACAGCTCATATAAAAATCAAACTAATTTTAATTTTAATTTAGCCGATTATGAATCTGAGTTTGATTTTTCTTTAATTGAAAAACATGGGTGGTATTCTCCTACCAATAAAAATAATAATTTAAGTGGTGTCAGTAGAGATCACATGTTATCAGTTAGAGAAGGATTTGAATTAGGTATTGATCCTAAATTATTATCACATCCTGCTAACTGCAAACTTATGATACATAATGAAAACATTTCAAAAAATAAAAGTTCTTCAATAACTTATGAAGAACTTTTAGAAAGGATTAAATACTTTAATGAAAAGTATAATCTGGTGGACAGCAGTGGGAATCGAACCCAATAAAGTGATTGCAAATCACCCCGCCTGCCTTCGGCATCTGGCCCATAATAAAAATAACTTAAAGAGGTCTTCGTTTCTCCTAGCCGGCCCACTATGTCCGACTCGAACGGAAATGCTAGCAACCCAATCCAGCTTGCCTATTTTTACATAGGTCTTTAAGTTATTTACTGACCTCACATCAGTTTGGTAGGTGTTTATCATTACCCTTTCGGAATACTTTCGGTCTACTCGCCGCTTTTATTTTTTATAAATGATATAACTTCCCAATCATTTATATTTATTAATTTTGTTGATGGACTTTGAAAAAACTCATCATAACAAGAACTATTTATATCATTTAATGACTTTTTTGCCAATTCTTCACTTTCTACAAACCAATAAGGATAATAAATTACTTCACTAAAAAAATATCTATCTCCCTGATCATCCCCTGTTTCAGCATGACCACATCTAATTAATTGTTTAGTATTTTTATTAATAAGAGTCCACATCTCCATATATTTCTTTTATTTTTTCTAATAATTCATTATCAAATACTAAATTATATTTAACATAATAATATTTTAAATCATCTAATATATTTTTTAATTCATTATTGTTCACATTTTTATGTATAACCCCTGACATAAAAGTTGATGTAAAGGCATATAAATTTTCATTAAGTATTAAATTTATCCAAATATTATATATTATTGGATTAGCAAATTTGTTTGTAGTAACTAATTTAATTTTATCTATAATCATTTGATAAAATTTAGTAGCTAATCTAAACTCTTGTAATCTTTCTGGTATTGTATCCCCTATATCAATAGAATTTAAATATAAATTTTTTAAATTTGTTATTGTTATATAAAATTTTAAATTATCTATATCAAAATTAAAATAATCAGGCAATTTTTTTAATAATTCTTTAAACCCTTCATCAGGTATTATTTCTATACCACCATACTTATTAAGTATTAATTTAAACTTATTTATAAGATCATAATTTCTTATTACAGGAAATATATCATACTCATTATAATTAAATTTTCTAAAATTTAATTTATTCTGTTGTAAATATGTTTTTTCTTCATCCTGAATTTTTTTAAACTCATCTTGTGTGAAACTTTCAAAGAGCTTTTTAAAATTATATTTATTATACTTAATAATCATTAATTAATCTATTTTTAATTCCTTATCGCCAGCGGTGGGAAACCTCCGAATTATTTCCCACCGCAACAATAGAGCACAAACTCAGGATCAAACTGAGGACTTCGGGTTACAAAACCGATATTTTATCAATTAAACTACACGTGCATTTTTTAATCTTCATCATCGGCATAGGAAACTATCATCTTTAAAAATTTCCTATGCCTTTGAATCTTCGAAGTGGAGGTAGGATTCGAACCCACGATGTGTTATATATGGTTTGCTGCCATACTCCTTCGACCAGACTTAGATACTCCACCTTATTTTTTAGAGGGCAAAATAGGATTTGAACCTATGTTGTTGTATTCTATAGTTTAGAACTATAGGCTTTCGACCACTCAGCCATTCGCCCTTATTTTTTGTAGGTAAGGAGGGAATCGAACCCCCATCGTTTCATTACAAAATTTCGCTTTACAGGCGAACGCAGCCTACCAGTAGCTACCACTTACCCAATTTTTTTGGTGAGCAAGGAGGGAATTGAACCCCCAACGTCTCATTACAAGATCCAGATTTACAATCTGGTGCAGCCTACCAATAGCTACCACTCGCCCAAAAATAATCAAAGAGTTCCAGAGATAAGTCCTGTCTTTTTCAGACTGACCAGAGATACATCCTCTCTTTGATTTGTTGAGGAAGATGTGGGATTTCAACCCACGAACCACTTTTTCAAATGATTGGCTGTTTTCAAGACAGCTGTAATAAAGCACTCTACCAACCTTCCTTATGTTTGCTACTGTGGTAGGATTTGAACCCACGTTGGAGTGTTAAACTCGCCACCTTAACAGGGTGAACCATTCGACCAGACTATGGCAACACAGTAATATATTTTGCGGGTCAACCTGGACTCGAACCAGAATCTAAAAATTAACAGTTTTTTGTTCTAACCATTGAACTATAGACCCAATTTTAATATGTATGGATAGATGGAGTCGAACCATCGATCTTCACTTTGTAAGAGTGACGCTTTAAAACCAACTAAGCGATACCCATATATTTTTTGTTGGCAAAATGGGACTCGAACCCACATTTACACCCATTACTTTACTCCTGCAGATCAGGCAGGGTAGGTATTTGCCAATTTTTTATATTTTTCTTCAAATTTTATTATATTTTTAATCCATTTTCTGATACAATTATCACTTACACCATATTTTTGTCCTGTTCCACGATAACCAAGTTGTTTAATATCTTCTAATAAAACTTCTAATTTTGGTTTTTTCTCATATTGCTCTTTTCTAAAACATTCTAAACATTTATCAGCAATTTTATTTTTTAACTTTCCACAATTACAATATGAATTAACTTTTATTTTTTCTTTTTTTAATATAATTTTTTCTTCTCTTTTTTGAGATTTATTATTATTTAATAATCTATTTTCTTTAAAAATTTTATCATGTATTTCTCTATGACAATTTGAACATACTAAAATACATTTCTCTACTTCTCTTTTTTGTACTTCTAAAGATTTATATCTAAAACTACTTATAGTAAAATCTTTTTTACTTGAGTCTAAATGATGAAATTCTAAAGCTTTTATACATTTATTATATCCACAATTTACGCATTTACCCCCTTTATATTCAACTAATATTTCTTTAATTTTTATTCTTTTATCATAAACAATTTTTTTTCTTTCTTCAATACTTAATTTTTCATTATAATTTTCAATACCATAATTTATAAACTTTTTTATACAATCAATAGAAGTATTTAATAGTTTTGAAACTTTTCTTAAATTTTTTAATTCTTTATATTTTTGTATAATTTCTTCAATTTCTTCATCTGAAAATGAATAAAATTTATTTTTAAAATTACTTTTAGATGTTAATGAACATGAGATTTTTTCTTTTTTTAACTCATAATTATTTTTATCAAAATTATCATTATTTATACCATGTTGGAAATATTTGCTACTACATGAATAAGAACAAGTTGTTTTTTCATCTTTATGATCTTTTTTTGTGTTAAAGTCAATTTTACAAACAGGACAATTTTTTATAATTATTTCATATTTTCTATTATTTATACCTTTACAAAAATGTTCTATATTTATTTCATACTTATCAATTATTTTTTTAATTTTGTTTACTGTTCCTTTATTACGATATCCATAAATTTTTTCACATATACTATTAATACTATATGATTCTTTAATAATCTCAATTATTTCTTTTTCTTCCATGTCAATTTTTATTTTCTTTTATATATTAAAAATTGTATGCTTCATAAGATTTAATCTTAAAAATTGTATGCTTCGTAAGATTTAATCTTATATGTTGTAATGCCTCGGAGCCTCGATCTCCGCACCTAGAATGTATAAGATTCTTGCTCTAACCAATGATGAGCTAAGGCATTATTTTTTATGTAGCATCTAAGAGATTCGAACTCTTAACTTTTTCCGCATGAAAGAAACTATCTACCAGTTGATATAAGATGCCATCTATTTTTTTGTAGCTGATGCGAGACTCGAACTCGCAAGGGAAATTCTTCTAAGGAATATAACTGTACCAAAATTTCGTATTATCCAATCAGCCATATATAAAATAAAAAACCCTGAAAATCTTTTAAAGTTTTTCAGGGTTCTTTTTAATATTTTTCAATTTTATAATTTATCCAAAATTATCATCAAAAAACCCTGAGTTATTAGCACACGCATAATTATACATCGTGTTTGTAATCACGAGCGAATAATTAATTATATTTGTGTTAATGTTTTTCATTGTTTTCTGTTTTTTAATTTGTTTTATAATTGTATATATTAAAAATACGATATTCCTTTTCGACTTTTTTATTTATTTTTTATTAATTCCTTATTTATTTATACAAATATAAGAAAAAAGTTTCAATTAAAAAAATTTATTTTTTATTAATCTACAAATTTGTATAATACACTTCTTTTATCGTTTTTTATGAAATCTAACTCATCATTATATTTACCATCTCCAAAAAGATAATTAAAATCTGCTTCAGTTGATTTTTTGATTATTTTCTTTATATAGTAAATCAAAGTTTCTGAGCCTTTTTCTAATTTTTCTAATTCTTTTTTAAGAGTAATTAAATTTTCAAAAGAAAAGTTATTTTGTTTTTTAAAAGCAACCCCTTTCTCTTTTAATTTTTCTTCGAAATTATCAAAGAAATTTTCACTAATTTTTCCTTCTTTGACTAATTGGTCTACATCAATTAGAATACCTCCATTTACTTTATTTTTTGGGTCATTTAAATAATCTTCCCAAAATTTTATACCTGCTGTTTTTTCTGAATCTATCATTTTTATTTCTTTTTTATTTATGTAAATATACGAAAAAGTTTTTAATTAAAAAAATTTATTTTAATAATTTTAAAATTATTTTAGATAAATATTCTAAATCATTAATTGCCGCTGATGGATTATCATAATAAAAATCATGTTGGCATTTTTCATTTAGAATAAGATTACAATAATCTATTATTTCTTGCTTTTCTTCTTGTTCCATATTTTTATGATGTAAATTTTTTAATTAAAAAAATGATTTTTAATATCAAGAACATGTTTAATTATTTGTAATGGCCATATAAAAGGTCCAACTACTGCTAATTTTAGATCTTTAATAGATATTGGATCATTTAGTTTATTTTTATAGAAATTAATCATATAAAATGAAGTAAAAATTCCTAATATTAGGTATATAGTAAAGTAAATCATATTTTTTATTTATGTAAATATACGAAAAAGTTTTTAATTAAAAAAAATTTATTTTATTTTATCGTATTTATCAAATAAATCTTTATATAAAGTATATTCTTTATCTGTAATTTTTCTTACAGTATAATACCAATAATTACTATTATATCCATCTTCTGATGCTTGTAATTCATGTTCTTCATCATAAAATCCGTTATCTTCGGATAAGTAATCATTAATTTTAATATTGTTATTTATACAATATTTAAAATCAGAATCTTTAATTTGTGATTGGGAGTATTTGCCATTTAATTTCAAAAAGTTTTTGTTTTTTGAAACAAATTTATTACAAGCAGAAGTTTCATCAGGACAACCATGTGGGTCAACAAATACTTCTTGTTCAATTATTAGTAATTTCATTATTATTTTTTTATTTATACAAATATAAATAATTTTTTTCAAGTAAAAAAATTATTTTTTCTTTTTCTTTTTACTTAACTCCTCTTTAATTTCATCTTTTAAAGACCCATCCATATTAATATACTTAAAATCATAAGAATCAAGATATTCATAATCAAAAAAGTATTGTTCTAAATCAAATTCTTTTTTAGTGTCCCATCTTACAGCATAAGCATCAGAATAAGAACCTGTTTTATATTCAGGATATTCATCTTCAAAATTAAAATTAGGATCAAATATCACAACACCATATTCTCCCTTAAACTTAACAATTTTTCCAACATCAGGATATTTTCGTTTTATTTCCTGAGCTTTTTTAGCTTTAATCATTTCTATTTCCCAATGTTCCATATTTAGTTTTTATTTTCTTTGTAAATAATAAAATTTTTATCTATGTGATTTGTTTGTATATCTAAATAAAATGTTTTAACATAATGTGGAGTATTGTAAAACTTATCCACAAAATCTATATTTTCTTTAAAAGTAGAGTATAATTCTATATATCCTTTATCTATTAAAGATTGTTTTTTATTTAGAACTCTTAATCTATTTTCTTCGTTGAATATAGTATCAAATTGTTCCATTATATTTTTCATGGTTTTTATTGATGCAACTACATGAAAATTTGGATAGTTTTTAGTTAGAAATGACATAAATTCTAACATATATTTATTATATATCATACATTTTATTGTTTACTTCTTGTACATAAGATGCTTTTCTAATACATAATTCCATTATCATTAAATCAGTTTCATCATCAGGATCAAAATCTTTTGCTTTTACACTTTGTAAAATTAATTGAGTTTTTCTTTTTCCTAATTTATGTTCCATCTTTTTAAGAAAATCTACTTGTTCCTTTACTGTTTTACCTGTTAATATATAATTTTTATCATATTGATAATAGTCTTTAAGAATTTCAGCATCAAATGTATCTATAGGTTCGTTAAAGTATTCTGGTTTATAATCAGAAATACCATGAAACTTCCAATTTGCTTTTCTATTTGGATAGTCTTTTATATATCTCCAATAAAACAACAAATCATAATAACTACGAAAAACCTCATCTTTATCATTTCTAGTTCTAAATGGTTCTGTAGGAGTTAATGAATATATTTTCATCTCTATTTTTTTAACACTAAAAAAGTATTGTTCAACAGAGTGTTCTCTTGAAGGAATAGCATATTCTGATAAAATATCTTGGTATTTAGTAAAATAATTCATATATTTTTCTGATATATATCTTTTATTTATATCAGATAAATTACAACTTATGGCATATGAAATTAAGTGCATTTCACTTTTAGGAAATTCTACATTAAGATCTTCACATTTTTTAGGCAATCTAACTAAAGAATGGACAGGTGATTGTAAATTAGTGCATAGTATTTTGCCGGTATTGATAAATTCTTCAAATTCTTTAGTCCATAAAAACTCATTTGTGGCTAAATCATAACCAACTTGGGTACAATTAAAATCAAAAGCATTAATTATATTTGATATTCCTTCTTTATTTGAATCATAATTAATATAATTAATAAAACCAATTTGGTCTGTACTTGTGATTTGATAGAAACTATCTTTATTTTTCTTTACCATATCTTCGTATGGGTGGGTGATATTTTCTATTACTAAACCAGGTTTTTTAGAAAACCCATTACTATTTCTTTTGGGATAAGTATCTTCTATTTCAATTCTCTTATCAAAGATAAATACATCTATATCATTGATAACTGCTTTATTACTACTCTTATATTCCCATATAAGATTACCTAAACTACCACCTGCTAAGATACCTTTATTGGGTAGGGGATAGTTTTCTTTCAAATATTTAATTGCTTGATTTGCTAAGTTTTGTATCATTTATATAATTTTCATAAAAATACAAAAATTTTTTAATATTAAAAAATAATATATAGATTATGAATAAAATTATAACAAGTTTCGAGAAGTATAATGAGAGCAAACATGCTACAACAATAGCAGATGCTAAAGATGCTAAAGATGAAAAATTTTTAGAAGAAGCAAAAAAAGTTTTAGCAGATGCTAAAAAATACAAATTATCAGATGCTGATACAAGAAGCGAATTTGGACAATTACAAGAAGATATTAAAGTTTTAGCAAAATGTATTGCTGATAAACATAAGTCTAGTATTGAACAATTCGTAAAAAGAGTTAAAAGTGGTATTGAAAAATGTAACTTTAAATAATGCAAAGACCTGATGTAAGAGTTATTGAAGACCAAGTTATTAAAACTGAGGTTAGAGATGTTGTGGGATATGAAGCAGAATTGTTAATGGCTAAATATGGATTTAGTGTTAATACAGCTCCTATGCCTACAACTGAGCAACCACCTGTTGATAATAGGTCATTTGAGCAAATGGTTCGTGACCATGAGGAAAAAATGCGTCAAGAAGAAATGGCTAGAATGGCTAGATTTAAGTCAGCTACAATAGCAAATCCTAATTATCATGAAGTTAAGTATAGAGATATGGATATTGATGGTAATAATATTGGATTGAAAATCCAAATATCAACTGATATGGGTGGGATATATAGATAATTATGAAATATTTGAAAAGTATAAATGAGGCAATTTTACCAAAAGAATTAAGATATAAAAATATCTTATATCATGCCACATCATTTGAAAATTTAATAAGTATATTAAAAGAAAATGTTTTATATGGTTTAAGTGAAGTTGATTATGGCATATCTACTTCCAGAAGTAAAGATTATTTATATAATAATAATGGATGGTTTAGAGATTTTAGTATTAGAGGAACAGCCGATTGCCAATTAATATTGGATAGAGATTTAATAAAAACAAAATATAAAATCGTTCCTTACGATTTTGAAGAATATAAAAAACTTGGCAGTAATCCTCCATATGATTTAGAGGTGATTCAATCAGAAGATAAAATCCTAAAAGGTAAAATTATAGATATTAAAAAATATATTATAGGAATACATATAAATAATGACCCATATAAATATATGGATGAATTAAAACCTTTAATTGAAAATAATTGGTTAGTTTTTGATAAAAACTGGAATTTGATATTTAATCAATTATAGTTAGTTTTTTTAAACTCCTCTTCACATTTTAACCATTTTTTACTATTTATACATTTTTTAGTATAACATAGATTATTTATGTCAGAAATTTCTTCAGAGCTTATATTATTAATAAATCCGTAAAATATACTTTTTTTATGATCTATTGTTGGATATAATCTATTATTAGATTTTAAATTAAAGTTATCTTTAATATATTCACCATCATAATAATCATAACCATCCCAATTTTTTAATAATGTTTTTACATTTCTTTTTGTTAATTTTATACAATCCCTTTTATAGATAAAAAAAGGTTCTAAAAATTCATCAGAAATAATTAGATTATTATCTATCTTTGTTTCTTTTATTTGTTTAATAACAAAATCACATTGAAATACGTTATTAACTCCATACTTATTTTGTATATTTTTATAAAAATTATTTTTAAAGATTATATTTTTCATTGGATGACCACCATAATTTTCTTTGAATGTTGAATTTCTTTTTAAATTAATAGTTTTTATTAATTCTTCTTTTTCTTTAAAATCTAAAGAGTTCCAAAACTTTTTAGAATTATTTCTAATTAATTCTTTTCTAGTCATACCATGTTTTTTTAAACAGGATTCATCATTATTTATTCTTTCTACTATTTCTTTTATTTGAAAAACATTGTCTACTCCATATTTTTCTTTAACTGAATTATTTTTCTTATCAAAAGATTTTGTTCCTTTACATAAAGGGTTTATTGCTCCGTATTTTTTGATATTTGTATTTTGTCTTGAATCATTAGAAATTTGAAAAGATTGTTTTTGGTTTCGGATTGGTATATTATACCAATTCAACATAAATTGAATACTCTTAAAATCTATATTATAGAATTCTTTTATCTTAGGTAATGACATTTCATTAATTATATAAGAATTATATATTTTTTCATATTCAAATATATCAGGTCTATTGTGTATAAGATATAAAAATTTAATTTTATCTTTTGACTTTTCTTCCGTATTTAATTTACAAAAGTAAATATGATTACTAATAGCGTTTATTTTACAAAAAGGACATTCCATAATTTTTATTTTATATATTAAATTATGTGTTATCCATCTACTTTTTCAGATATGTAGGCACTAAAAGGAAATTCAATTGGTGTTTCCAATTGAATATCATCATGGGTCATTTGAGAAATCTCTTTGTTAAAATGTGGTATTCTCCTGTATTCAGGAGATAATGTTTTATTTTTCATTTCATGAATGGTTTACAGATTTTCCAAGCATCATTTATATTTGATGCTGAGGTTTTAATATTTTCACTAGCAGATTTAAGATAATCGGCTAATTTTATTCTATTTCTTTCTCTATCTTTAATAGAATCTTTTTCTAATTTTTGGCTTAATAATTGTAAAAATTCAGATAATGAATCATAATATAAATCACCTATATTCTCAACTAATTCTTCCATACTACCATTATAATTAACGATTGTTTTTGTATGTTTAATTTTACCTAAAGGTAAATAAAACTTTGTAAACCTCATTAAAATATCAAAGTTTTGTTTGTATGTATTTGACATATAAAAATCATGAGATATAATACGATTATCCACTAAGGCATCCCATAACATAATTTGGTCAGGATATTCTAAATGCTTATAAAACTCAAATAAAACTTCAGTATTATTTATAGTTTGTTTAACATCTTGTATATACTCTCTACATATATCTTCATCTAAAGTAGGTAGTGTCTCTTTTATTTTAAGAGGGTCAACATCTTTCCAATCAAGAATTGTATATTTAGGGGATTCACTTAATACTTTTTCTATGGATGATCTATTATTACTCCATTTCATAGCATCAATAAGAACTTGATTAGTAAGTTCTATATCATTAACTTTTATAATCATTATTATTTATTTATAAGGTTAAATAATTCTCTATCTCCGTTTACTTCATCTAATAAAGATTTTTCTCCGAATTTTATTTTAACTTTTTGAAGCCACTCGTTTGTCTTTATTTTACAACTCCAAACTACATCTTTTCCTTTTGATTTATATACACCTTTAGAAACTACACCTTCTTTAAGACCAAATTTATTATTTCTAACATCATCAATCATTTCTTGTGTATATTCACCTTGATAAACTACTTTAGGTATATCTAAGTGTCCAAAATCTTCTATAAATTGTCTTGGGGGTACAAATCCTTTTTTATATTGATCTATATCAAATATAGATACTTTTTTTGCATCTGTTTCTACGTGTTGTCCAGCAAAAGAGTTTTCTCCATAAAATTCTCCAAATGCTATGAATTGATCTATATTTCTATATTCTTTTTTCTTAAATATTTTTTCTAATTCATCAGCCCAAGTATTTAAGAATATAGTTACACCTTCTCCTAAGATAGGAGTATTTTCATCAATCATTACATTACGAGAACCAAATTTATACCAACCTCTTTTTCTATTCCAACAAAAACGCAAATTACTCCCATCATACTTGATGAATGAATAAGAATATTCACCAAATTTACCTTTATTCCAATAATCCATTTTAGGATATGTTTTCATCTTCTAATATTTTATCAATTACTAATTCTCTATACTTATCAAACTCAATAAAGTTTTCATAGAAATTATCATTCAAGAAGAAGTTTTTTTGACTTAAATTAAGTCCATCTTCTATTTTTATTTCACCCGCAGGTAATCCTTTTGCTGTATAAACACGGATTTCTATTACATCACCTTTTTTAACGGGGGTAACGGGGTGCATAAAGTTATCTTTTAATGCTTTAAACTTTTTAGTCATTGTTTGTAAATTTATCTAGTTCTTCTTTAATAATTTGTTTAGCGAAATTTTTGGCAGACCTTTTTACGGAACGTCTTTCACGTTTTAAGTCTTTTACAATCTGTTTTTTTATGAATGGGTCAATAACTTTTTTGAGGTTTCGCTTTCGCTTTTTTATTTCCTCAATTTTTTGTTCTTCCCAATTAATATCTTTGTTTTTCATCTTTTTATTTATTTATACAAATATACGAAAATAATTTTAAAATTCAAAATTTTTCTCATCTAATAACTTATTCCATGCTTGAACATCTTTGTGGTTAATTCTTATTATATTTTTAACTTTATTCATATTATACACAACTAATAATTTACCCATATAAGCAGTATCAGTATATTCATAATCAACTCCATTATCAATTAAAAATTTTCTTAATAAACTTGTTTTTGATGCGGATATAGCTTTATTATTAATAATCATATTATTAATTCTATAAGCTGGTACTTTACCATCTTTTACTAAAATCTCTAATTGTGAAATAAATACTTTTCTAAAAGAAACTTTAACATAATGATTTATAAATGTTTTAACTTTTTCAAAATCAATATAAGCATCATCTACATCAACTCCCTTTTCTACTGTTACTAAATATAATTTTCTATTTCCTTTTGCATATTTATTTAATACTAAGTTTAAATCACTTGTCAGATATAACCCAGCTCCATATTCAAAACGACCTGTTTTGTGTGATAAATTATAATCTATATCTTCAAGATTACCTCCATGCCATAGTGTTATAGAATTTGGAAAGTGAGGTAATTCCACACTTTCATTTAAAAAATTATTTAGAGATTTAATATATTTCATAATCGTATATATTAAATCTCTAATATAGATCTCTATTTTTAATAGCCATGCTTATAGTACCTTTAGAAGCATTTAATTTTTTAGCAATATGTGTTATAATCATTCCATTATCATATAAATCAAAAATTAATTTTCTATCAATTTTTGATTGTTTTTCTTTAATATTTAAAGACTTATTTATTATTAATTCTTTGTTTTCTTCAAAAAAATCAATATCACTATGTTCTAACATATGACAATTAAAACATTGAACTTCACATTTATCTAATTCGTTTATTATTTTTTCACTAATAGATTTAATAGAATCAAATCTCTTATTTATTGAACTGATATTAAAATCTTTCATAGAAGGATTTAAATGATGAAAAGTTAAAGAAGATTCACACTTATTATAACCACATTTTACACAAGAAATACCTTTATATTCTAAAAAAAATTTTTTATTAATTCTTCTTAAATCTTCTCCATGATTATTAATATAATGCTCTTCTCTATGACAATTTTGACATAAAACCATACATTTATCTAATTCTTTTTTTAAAATTTCCCATTTAATATGAGCCATATTTTGTGATAATAAATATAATTCTTTATTATCAGGGTTTATATGATGAAAGCATAATTTAAATATATTTTTTTCTTGACATTTTGAACATTCTCCTCCTAAATAATTTATGGCTTTTAATTTTTTAGCATATCTTAAAATTTTTGTAATATATAATTTGTTATTCATTTTTTATTTTTATATATTAAATGTTCGATTCCTTCTTGAAAAAAGATAAAGGAGGAATCGAACATTTAAAAGAGGAAAAAAAAGGAATTGAACCCTCGCCGCTTTTTACACGGAACTTCTTAGCAGGAAGCCGCAACAAACCAACATTTGCCTCTTTACCATAATTTGAGATCTCAGAGGGATTCGAACCCATCATTTCTCTTAGTTCGTAGCTAAGTATTTTATCCAGTTAAACTATGAGACCTTATATAACAAAAAACCTCGTAAGAAATAATCTCACGAGGTTTTTATAGGTGCATGACTATATTAGCTCACGAAATTATTCGTTGTTTTAAACTACTAATACTACTGCGGTTAATTGTTGTCATGTTTTTTATTTTTTAATTTTTTAAATTTGCTATTATTTCTAATATTTCATCTTCGTTGCTTGTTGAGTACTTACGTCCATCAAGAAAATCTATATTTAAAACTGGTAAATGATTACCTTCTCTAATATGTATTAAATTACAATTACAAACACCGTGTCTTTTTATATCTTCTTCTGATAAGAAGCATAATGCTTCTTTTATTTCTTTTAATTTCATGTTTTTTATTTTTTTATTTATACAAATATATATAAAATTTTTCAAAAAAGTTTTTTTATTTTTACCAATGTCTAATAATTCCTGCGACTATAAATATATTTGTTATTATATATATTAAAATAATTCCTGTTCTTATTATAGCTATCATGTCTGCTTCTTTATTATCTTTTCCAGATTTATCCCCAATGGCTTTTGCCCAATATTTCCACATACTATTCTTCGTCATTATATATTTGTTTACAATCTTCGCAATATTTACCTTCGGTAATAAGTTCATCACAAAGTTCACATTTATAATGATTATTTTCTAAAAAGGGAATTTCTCCTCTTCTTTCGTAGTAATCTTCAATACATTGTTTACAAACAGGTTTGTCTTTATTATCTCCTATTTTTCTCCAAGTTTTATTTTCATCTTCTGGTTTAAGAACTTCATCACAATATTTACAGAAGATTTTATCTTCTGTATAATTATCAAATAATTTTAAATATTTCATACACTATATATTATTTTTAATTAAGCAATATTATCACTTGAAGTATCTGTAATTAAATATTTTTTACACAAATTATAATATTTAACACGATCATCTTGTCCAATAAGACCTCCATTTATTTTTTTTGTTATATTAACAAAATCTCCATTATCTGATGATTCTAATAATTTTTTATTAATAGCATATTCCCAGCAAGCAGCATCTAAAGCATATTCATCTGAGGTATGAACTAAATCGGCAGTTTCTTCTATTGATTTATTTAAATATTTAGCATAGGCACTATAACTTTCTTTCCCTGTTAATTGTAAATATCCACCACCTCTATATCTATAACCATCTCCACTTGTGAAATCTCCATTAGACATTCTATTAGCATAAACGGTATTTGCTAATTTTTGTTCATTTTTTACATAATCATTAGCATTTAATTTCCCGTCTTTTCCAGTTAGATTAAATCTTGAAGGCCACACATCAACTATTCTTTGGGCGTGTGTATAATAAAGACTTTCTAATTTTATAGAAAATTCTCCACTTTCATGTAATACTTGTGCAAGAAATGCTTGTAATCTCTTAGGGGTGTCTATTTTATATCTTGGACAAACTTTATTTATTAAATCTGTCATGATACTTGCTTTGTCCTCCTTTAAATTAGGACAAATTTTTTTTAATTCTTCTTTAGTTAGATTCATTTTTTATTTTATTTTTTATTTTAAATATGTATAAATATTTTATTATACACTTGATTTCTTTGTCCATTACATACTTTAGATATAGATGTTTCATTAAGATCTAATTTAATGGCAGCTTCTCTAATGGTATTAAAAATTTCTAAAATATTACCATTATCATCTATAAGAGCACATTTTTTTCTTTTAGGTTCTTTAATTGTTTTTATTTTATTTTTAAAATATAAATCTCTACCTTCATGTAATTTTTCAATTACTTTATTATTTAAAGGTCTATGTTTATTATTTTCTATCATTTTTCTTAAATGAATTAATTGTTTTTCTGATAAACAAATTCCATTTTCTTTCTGTTCTTTATAGAACTTTATTTTACCTTGTCTTATTCTTTCTATTTGTAATTGAGTTCTTTTTTTCCCTCGATTAGTTTCTGCTGATTTTTTATAAGATTCAATAGAACGTTTTTTTCTTTCTTTTTGTTTTGAAATTTTATCTATATTATATTTATATTTGGTATTTTTACCACCTTCTAATATATTTGTTAAATTAAATCCCCATTGTTTAAATTGAGCTATCCAATATATTTCTGATATTTCCCACATAGAATCTTCAACTTCTTCTAATAATTCTATTTTTGGTTTTAAATTGTTATTGATCAAACTTTGAATCCATGATTTACAATATGTTTTAGATTTATTATATAAATGATTATCTAATCTTTTTTCTAATTTTTGAGATGTTTTACCAATATATCTAATTTCATTAGTTAATGGATTTGATAATGTATATATTTTAACCATACAATTTGTTATTTTTTAATATATATTAAAAAATAACAATTACAAATTGAGTAGAAAAAGTAGTATTAATAAAATTAAAAGAGATAATTCCAAATCAAAAAATATAGAAGCGGCTTTAATGATGAATCTTTATGAAAAAGGACATTCTCCAATTACAAGTCATTTTACACATATGGGAATGCAGGAAATGGATATTATCTCAATTAGTAAAGCTGATTATATCTATGAATATGAAGTTAAAATTAGCAAATCTGATTTTTTAGCAGATTTTAAAAAACCTAAGCATAAATTATTTAATGAAAAAGTAAGTGTTAAAAACTATCTTAAAGAAGGTGTTCAAGATGTTTGGTTTTATACACCTAATTATTTTTATTTTGTAGTTCCTAAAGATTTAGTTACTCTTGATATGATACCTGATTATGCAGGATTAAT